CATAAGCGGTGACATTATCATCCATATCAATTTGTAATCTCAATTCGTCACTATCAGAATCCGTTATCGTGTGGGTAACCGCAACCCCAACGTAACCCTCGCCTCCTGCAATGGTATAAACTTTCGTTGTTTCATCATTCTCACCAGCAGAGTCACGTTCCTTGAGTCGGAATACCTTACTGAAAGCACCGGCGCACTTAAGATAAACTTTCCATGTCCATGTATCGCCTACGTTTAACTTCTCGTCATTGTCAAATGATATAGATTGATAAATATTCTGCGTGCCACCAGCGATGTTATCATAGACCAACTTTGCACACGCCGTTCCAAAATATTCATCAACGGTATCTCTCGATAATGTCAACGCCGTCGCGGTCCATGCGTTCGTAATAGTCGCATTTTCAAAGCCTGAGTTGTGCGCGTAATTCCTCACCTTCTTTGACGATTGGATACGTGCTATTAAATGTATTAGGCTGTTGCTTTCTGTCGCATCGGTGAAATCCTTGCTATCGTAGTTCTTCGCCTTTTCAATTCGTTTCTTTGCGAACTCGGCAACATAATCATCAACGCTGATGCTGACAAATGATATCCCATCGCGCATAGTGCGCCTGCGGAAATAGCTATCATCAACACGCCCGACTATCCTCTGGTCATGATCGCCGTTGTACCAATTCTCAAGCCATGCCCGGCAACCATTCTGCATATACTTCTGCGATACCAATCCATTGTAAACAGAATTAGCAGGGTCAAAAGCTGCGTACTGATCATCGGCAAACTCACCGTCTAACGACTTTAGTTCCAAGTCCATTTTATTAGCACCGTAATTACCGGACAGCATCGCCCTTGTAGCCTTCTCGGTATTGATGCCGGTTAAAAACTTCGTCACATTGCACCGTGTCTTACCGGTCGCGTGTCCGTCAAGGCTCCAGTATATCTGCTCGTCTAATACGTCTTTGAAGTCGTTCTGAACATCGGCGTCAGTGGCTACGTAGTTGGGAATGTATAGAGCATAGGCAATCTCATAGCCGCCCGCCGAGCCGTTGTATGCCCGGAGTTGCATCTTGTTGAATGTTGTTGATTTGACATCAATAACAGCATTCCAGGCTGTATCATCCTGCGTCTTGTTCATCCATAGGCTTGAGCCTGCCGTAGTGCCGGTTGTTAAGTCATAAGCAAAAGTAAGTGTTATCCATTGATTGATATTTCTCTCTGCGCTTCCATCGTCATATTGTGCACTTGAAAGCAAACGGGCATCTCCGCCATCTTGCCAAATAATCCAAAAGGTATCCCCGACAGGATAATAAGTGATGCCGAGGCGTTGAGTAGCACTTACATACCACGATTTTACATAGTAATACCTTGCGATAGTATGAGCAAACGTCGGATGAAACTTTATCTGTATCGTGCCGGTATCGGCAAGCTCGACAAGATTCTCAGAATATCCACCGCTCAGATAATGCGAGCCGGGAACACTGTGCCGCTTCATTATCGCATCGTCAGTGTAGCAAAACTCAGTATCTGCCGCAGTTGATGCAATAATAATACGTATTAACACACCGGTAGCGGTTGATGGTATCGTAGCTGATACGCTCAACTTCTCCCATGCGTCTTGCGTGCTTGCAGCATAATTCGTTACCGTCCATGACGCAGAATCATAATAGGCAAATTGTATTGATACCTCTGCCGCATCTGGCCCCCCGACTGAAGGGATATACACCCAACATGAATACTCTACTGTTTCGCCTGGAACAATCCCATGCATATCGGTTGTCAGTGAATTATCCTGTGGACTTGCAACGCTTGCCGTACCCGCCGCAATTGTCTTTGTCAGTAGGAAAGAATAATCGCCACCGTGAGCAACAACCGCACTCCTCGCCCATGTGCAATTTGATGCCAAGCCTGTTTCGCCAAGAATCCCTGGAGCTGTTGCGCTTTCACAATTGCCCCGGTCTATCAGGTTATCTTCGCGGCCTAAACTAAAGGTAGGCGATCCGCTGCCAACATCGGGATAGTCGATACCACGAAAGTCGATGTATGCCCTGTCCTCAGAGCTTGCGCTCTGCATATTCGTGCGCCATGCTGCTGGGATGCTTCTTATCATTTGTAGCCAGTCCTCACTTTGTTAATTGCCGCAATTGCAACACCTTCAATATGTGCGTCTGCTGCTCCATATATTTCAACATTTACTACCGCACCGCCACCGGAGCTGCCTCCACCGTTTGCCCTCTCGTCTGATTGCCTTCTTTCGTATCCACCCCATACAGAACCGCCGAATGCCAACCCTAACCCTACGGCTACCATTCCCCAATTTTGTTTAAGTGCAGCCCCTGCTGCAATCTGCAATCCTACAATCTTTATCAACTCAGCCGCCATTGCTGGTAATGTACTCACGAATGTACCCAACGCATCCTTACTATATCCTATTGCGTCGCCGAGTTGCATAAATGCATCAATACCAGCATCAGCAATTGTTGGCGCTATGGTGTCCCACATTGCCTCTAAGTCTATGCCAGCTTGCTTTGCCGCTTCTTTTATCTGTATCAATAATGGAGCTACCTCGCCTAACTTTTTAACTCCATCTACGTCTCCCTTTCCTTTCCCTGTAAGCCCGCCGCCTTCTGGGATAGGTAACTGGTTCATTCTCCAAAGAGGCGTGAACCCAGGCCCTGCGCTTGTCATCCCATTAGGTGCATATGGTGAGAATGCCCCACCCTGCCCGTATTGTGAGGCAAGTGGTGAACCGATTCCACCTTGTGTGCCATATAAGCCCGGTGCCGCTGGCAACTGAGATTCATAAGATTCTCGATCCGAATAAAGTCCTAAGAGAATCGCTATAACCTTTTTATCTTTGATATTACCAGATTCATAAAACCTAATCTCTTTATTTACATTTTCAAGTCTGGCTTGAGTTGTCTTAGCGAAAGCCTCTTCCGTACGTGCCCGATCTGCTTGTATATCGGCAAGCCTCAACGCACCATCTATCTCCTGTTGTGTTAATGCAACGCCGTCTTTTATTGCCGCAGTAGCTAAACTTTGGTATCTCAAACCCTCCGATAAAATGCCAAGCTCTATTTTCATTTCCTTTAGTTTTGCTTTCCTTTCTTCTCCTCCTAATAATAATAGCTCAATCAATTCCGTATTGCCTGATCTCATAATTTCAGTTACTGCGGTACGACTCTCTTTAGTAGGCTGAGATTCAAGAGCCGCAATTGTACTTTGTTTTAACCTGAATTGTTCTTCAAGGGTCAGTACCTCGCCGCCACCTGACATTAACCTTCCCAGTTCGGTAGCGTTTCTTATACTGTCAGCAATCTTAGTGACCCACTTTGTAAGCTCAACTGTTATGTTCTTTGTTGATTCAAGTAACCTGTCGCCAATCGCAGCCTGCAAGTCCGTCCTTGCATCCTTAAATGTTGACATTACGCCTATCAATGTCTCTGCTTGCTTCTCAAGCATCCCTGCAAACTGACCTTGACCGGTAGTCATTGATATTACAGCAGCGTTGACTTCTTCAAAGCCAATCCTGCCCTCAGTCACATACTTAAATAGTTCTTCTCTTGTAATACCTATCTGCTTGGCAAGCTCTGCCATCAACGGCACACCAGCCTCGGTAAACATATTCAGTTCTTCAAGTGTTGCCTTGCCTTTAGCCTGAACCTTGCCATAAGCAAGCACCAACCTATTCAGCTTGTCAGGCATACCCTGCGCCAAGTTTCCAAGGTTCTTGAGCGTGTCAACAACTTTGTCTGATGCCGTACCAAATGACATAAGCGTGGTTGCCGATCGAGCGAGTTGGTCTAACTGTAATGGGGTTCTTACTGCAAATTCCCTAAGGCTTTCAAATAGCTTTTCAGCCTTAGCCGCAGAACCGAGTAATACTTCAAGCGAAACCTTGAGTTGCTCATAACCGGCCGCCGCCATAACCGCAGCCTTGCCAGCTTTCAGCACCGCACCAGCGAGGAACGCAGGGCCCAAGTACTTGAGCGCCGCGATGCCGAGCGACTTGATGTTCTTCTCTATACCACCAGCCGCACCCTGCACCTGTTTCAGCCCTTTAGTAGCCTTGTCAACTTCGGCCTTAACAACTATCTTTAGTTCTTCACTTACGCCCAATGCCATTAACGCCGCTCCCTTTCCAAATGCTCATTGTATATGCCTTCGCACATCTTAACAGCATCAACCCATTGACACGGTTGCTCCCTATAGCCTCCGGTGAACGGTAGGCCAAACATCTTAAACCCATGCCATGCATTAAACATACTTATGAACAGCTCGTCATTTAGTAGCTCCGGTATCGTATCACGAAAGATTATAATTGCCTTATCATCATCACCGTCAGGCGATGTATACAAAAGCTCTTCTCTATGCAGCCGCCTCCATGTGGAAGCTGGTTTTAGGTGGTAACCTTTAAGGTAGCACCAGAAGGCGGCTCTGAGTTTTTTGAGTCTTGCCTCGCCACGAGACTGAGACAATACCCTTCAAGCAACATTGCAAGTGCCGGGAACGCATCGGGCGCATCATAGAATTGCTCGATCTTGTCTATGTGCTGTTCCTTGCCCTTCTCGTCAACAAGGGTAAGGTTCTCGATCTTCGTCACAATAGCCTTAGCAATGCCCTTCTTATCTTGTATCCACTTCCTGTTGTCATCCTCAGCCGTTAGGTCAACTACCTTCATGTCCTCAACATAGATGTATATATCTCTTTCGTCAGTCGTTAAATAACGGTGATGAAATCTAATCTGTTCCTTCTCAGGGAGTTTCTTGTTCTTTTCCCAATCAGGTGTCCATATTGAATCCCGCTTAACATTGATCCGCATAGCTACTCCTTAAGTACTTGTACTTGTGGCAAACTTGAGCCTGCCGGTTGATGGAACCCAATCCGCGCTATAGGTCTGTAACCCTTGCGCTCCCGCATCCTTGCCGATGTTGGTTATCAGAACATTACCCCAATACATAGCCTTAGTTGATTCTATCAGTTTTAATTGAACCGCTGCCAGCGTGCCACCGTTTGCAAATGTCTCCATTACTGCCTGCATCTCTTGCGTGGTTGCTGAATCGCTTCTCAACGTCTGACCTGATAGACTACCAGTAAAGTTCGCATGTCCGGTATACTCATTCTGTTGACCGTCTGCGCTGAAGTTGGTAACATCTTCCACCGGTGCGGTCATCGTCATCGTCCAGGAGTTTATACGCCCCTGCAATGCGCCACCAATATAGATAGCACCGTCAACGCCTTTCGTGAAATTCTCTGCCATCTCTCTACTCCTTTATGCTGTCGATGTTGCAAACGTCAACCTACCAGACGCTTGAACCCAGTCTACTGATTCAGTCTGTAACCCCTGCGCCGGTGCATCTTTACTTATGCCCGTGACAAGCACCGCGCCGCTCCACATCGCTTTAGCTGATTCTATTAGTTTGATAGTTGTCTGTGCCAACGTGCCACCGTTTGCAAACTGTCGCGCAATAGTCTGCAATGGTTGCGTTGTCGCGGTATCAGCTAAAAGCGTCTCATAAGCAAACGTACCGGAGAAGTTAGACAACCCCGTGAACTCGTTTTCTTGCCCATCGCTTCCAAAGTCCGTAACATCTTCCACCGGTGCGGTCATCGTCATCGTCCAGTTAGTCACTCTCGATTGCGTTTTTGCGCTGATATTCACACGGCCATCAACGCCCTTTACAAATACCTCAGCCATCGTCTTTCTCCTTTTCTTTCTTTTGCCTTTCCTTCTTCACGGTCATTTCATTACCGCACTTATCGCATATGCCGCGTGGTTTTCTGTCCTTGCGCTCATGTCCATACACACATCTAATTGTATACATCTTTAGCTCCTGTCGTACTCTGGATACAAGTTGACAACATATTGATATAGATTGTAATAGTCAGGGTCCCTCAATGCCGTCGGCCCTGTTGCAGTGATATACTTAATCAAGTATCCGTCTACCGTCCCGCTGAAATGGTCTAACCCCTCGATCAACGCGTTGCCCAAGTCTAAGCCGTTCTGCTTGTTCCTATGCCACGCCGATACTTGAATCAACGGTTGCCCGCCCTTCTGCCCGATGCTCTGCGCTTCATTCGGTGCTGATATCGTACCTAGTACAATATACGGTAATATCGTGTCGCCCTCTGGTGCATCCATGAAATAAATCCGTGCATTTGCACCCGTGCCGATGTAAGCCGTCACCGCAGCGATCGACTTGATCTTGGTTACAATCGCTTCCTCTATACTACTAGCGGCCACTCTTTAGCCCCTTGTGAATCTCGGCTTTATAGCCTTTCAATAGCTTGCCTCTGTTATCATGCAATGCCCGCCTAAGAAACGGTTGCGCTGCCATATTCCGTGTACCATATTCAACATGCTGTGCGTAATTCACATTAGTGCCTACATGCAGCGTATACTTGGTTGCTGGAGTACTTACCGCATCGCCCTGCTCTGCCGGGGCGCGTGTCCTATCAGAATCCTTCTTAGTCGCAAAGGTCAAACTGCCGCGAAGTCTACCGCTCTTGATCGGTGAGTTTGCAATAGCAGAACCTTCAATGGTAACGCCTATCTTTGTCAGCGCCCTTTCCGTAGCATTGCCGACTGCCTTTCCGTAATCCTTACCCTTCATAGTGTTCTTTACTATGCTCGCGCCACTCGCCATTACTTCACTTCCCCTGCTTTCAAATAAGCAAGTTTATGATGCCCCATGTTGAACGTGTCCTTTACGAATACCACGTTGTAGGTGTTGCTTTGCCACTCGATATACTTACCCTCGGCAAGGTTCACGCTATCACTACAGAATAACTTGTAATCAGCATACACCGAGTTTTTACCACCGGCGATCCGCTCGTTTCCGCTTACCGGATTGATAGCACATCGAATAGTTGTCTTGCTCAATGCCTGCGTAGAAGTGCTAAAGTCAGCCGGTTTCGTGCGCGTGACAACGTAAGCTGTCTCAGTGTAGAAGTCTGCTATCATATCAACACCGCTTGCCGCCACTTATCCAAGCCCTTCATTACTCGCTCAGGGTAGGCATGGCCATTTACATAGGTTACTGAATAATCATCGATCGTCTCGCTCTTCACATTCCCCGGGTTTGCATCGCTTATCGACGCGCCTATCATCTTAGCCGCTATCGGCTTGATTGCTACCGGCCAATCAACACGGCTGATAATCACCGTGCCTACTTGCTGCCCGCTGCCGTCGTAGTAGCTATCCTGATCCAGCGCCCGCAGCACGTTAGTAGAATCAAGGGTTAAAGTCCCGCTTGATATCTCGCTGGAATTGGAGCTCAACGTGTGCAGCCCATCATTAGACCACGTGCCGGCCACAACAATGTCGTCACTCGCCTTGAACCCGGCGCCGCTATTAGTCGATAGCTCTTCATCGTCGTCGGTAATCGTATCAGGCCCACCAGGGACAAACGCAATGCCACCACTCGCCGCCCTCGTTATCTGTCGATCGGGAAAGTAGTTGTTACAGTAGACGGTTAGGTCATCCTCGATAATCGGGATATACACATCTATCAATGCATCATCGCCGGTACTGGTGAGTTTCAAAAACTGCTTAACTTCCGCTAATGTCATTAGTGCC